CCGGTCTATTCAGACAGTGTGGGATCGTCCACACTCTTCAAGTGTCACATTTAACACTTGGTTAAGTTTCTTCCTCCTTCACTGGATTTAACTGTACCTTTTGGAGGGACAACGCGATTGTGTGACTTACGTCTTGGTCTACGTTGTTGTTTAATGTTGGGCGCATGCATGGCGGCCAATTGCTGGTCAAGCGGTGTGGCTTGCGTTTCCGTTTTGATGGTGGGAGGCTGGCTAGCCTCGACCACATCCTCATCAACCACGACCGCAACGCTGGCAGGTGCTGGTCGTTTGGGCTGACAGCAAAGTGGAGCTGCAAGGATGTCCGCGATCGACGTGGACTCATCCAACCATTGATTGAATGTATCTCTGTCAAACTCGGGGAGTGACTTTGCAAACTCCACATCCATCCATCCACCAACATTTGCATTGGGGAACTGGACGGATCTGTCGAATTTTGCCCACCAACTACCGATTCCAAAAAGGGATTTGGGTCGGTAGTCTGACAGCACAAGCACTCGCTTGCAAAGAGCTCCGATGACGGGGGTATTTCCATCGGTTGCCACATATGACATGGCTTTCTCAACAAGCTTTTGCTCAGGCGTGACACCAGCAGGCATGCGTACCGTAGTGTGCAGTTTGGAGAGCTGCCGACTTGCGTCACACATACTATCAAGAGAGCCTGTCCAGACTTCTGGTGAATAGTAGCGTGCCAAAAAGTTGACTCCTCGGAATCCTCTCTGTACAACTTGACCTTCCAAGACGAGTCCGACTTTTGAGGCAGCCCAAGAGTGATTAGACTCTGGGAGCTCAGCATCGAGACCATCGTCACCAAGGTGGATGCCGAGGGCATCGAACGCCTCTTGCGGGGTGTAAGATTTTCCACTCGTTCCCAACTTGTTTCGGAAGGCGAGGTACGCAGTAAAAGCTGCGCGCAACGTTTGGAAGAGGCTGGTCGCTGAGCAACCTGATCCATGCGAAGGTCCTTGATCGAATGTCGTGCCTTTAGGCATGATTGACTTATTGTCGACATTCGTCTTTAGTAATTCATTCAACTTAGCGCGGTGATTCCCAAAGGCCTTCATGAGAATCGCCCGCTCAACCCGGCGAAGAGTATACGAGATGGTTCCATCCATGCGATGATAATCCGAAATATTCACATACTCGGCATCAGCACAGATGTCAGCCACTCGGCTGGCAACTTCCAGCGGCGTCTTGCCGGGGCCATACCACTTAAACTGCTTACAATGTTCTGACATTGCCAGAGCAAACATCGCCATGTCCAATTTATCCCCAGCATTATAGGTGGAGATGTTCCGGGGATCTGCAAGCTTAGAATAAGCTTCAGCCTTCCCGAAACACTTCAGGACACATTGGCGAAAGTTACCCATGACAGAAGCCATGGCTAACGACAGTTTTTGGGCAGCGCTAGTCTGCTTCTCTTCAACGACAGAGACGCAGACAGGTTCAAGGTGCACTTGCTTAACCACGAGAGTCGCAAACTCATCGAGGCAGCGATCACGAAAGCGATTAGGCTTCGGTTCATCTTTCCGAAGATTAATGACTCGGCCTTGCACGCACTGTTCTTCTCCAGCTTTGTTTAGAACAGGGGCAAAGGCTTCGTGAACAAGAGGGCTCATAAATGCTTGGAGTTTGGGTTTTGCTTCCTGATCATATTCGTTTGGTTTATACTGGTATGATCGGACCCCTAACTCAACCGGAAAAACCATTGGCATGGGTTTCGGCTGGTTAACTCGATAATACTCCGTTAAGACTGCAGCAGCAGGGCGATTATCCTTCACCCAACTTGCAGTAGTCGGCAACATGATTTTGGTACTTCCCAGACGCGCAACGGTGGCAATGCTGTCATCCACCATGGCGGAAACAGTCGCACACACGAAGGCGTTTGGTCTAGCAGTAGTCGTTTTGATTCCTTCATTCGTTTGAATTTGGAATCTGACGAACTTGGTACCATCACCCGCAGTGACAATCGGATTGAAGCGCTTCAATTCTTTCTCCTCAAGCAACCAAAAGGCCAAAAAGGCGGCAATGCCGCGAAATTGCCTGATGGGCG